CGCCACCGCCGGCAGGTCCACCGCCAAAAATGTTTCGACCCAAAGATGCAATCCCACCACCGCCGCCAGCACCACCCATTCCGCTAAGAGGTACTGCTTTACCCGCCGCACCCCCTGCTTGAGCCAAGGCCGCGGGACTTGCAGTGTTCATCATGCCAGCGCCCTTCAGTGCGCCAAGCCCCGAGTTGATTGCCGTGCCGCCAAAGAACCCTTTTAAACCACTGCCCAAGATGTCTTTAAAGTCTCCACCTTGCGCTGCTTCGGTAGCGCCTACAGCTAGAGCTGCGCCCATTGGTCCGCCAACTGCAAGGCCGGCTAACCCAGCTAATGATTTTATAAGACCCATGGCTTAAATCCTTTTGACATCATGGTAGCAGAACGTGATTATCTTTTCCACGCCTTTATGTAGTTACAGTGACAGACCCAACGGCACCTGTTGAAGATACCCCTAACAAGTTCGGTTGGTCTGCAATAGATATCTTTATAAAACCATTGCGTTCAAACAATGACCCTGTTTCCAAACCCTGATCACTATTAGGTAATGCCGTCAGCACTAATCTCGTATGTCTTCCCTCTCCAGGGTTGTGCATCTGGTCAAGATACACCGCAAAAGACCTAATTACTTCATAAAAGTAACTTTGGTTGTAGTCTTGAGGAGGAATAGGAAAATAGGGACGAACAAGGTTTCTAGACATTAACGACCCCCATCTGGACGGACATCAACCCTTGGTGTCCCCAATCTCCATGTGGTTTCTACCGCCACTGTTTCAACTTTTAAATTAAAAGATCGGCCCCGAAGTCTTGTGTTAACTTGGTTTGTGAACTGTTCTACAGGAGCAGAGGCTGTCTTTATAACACTGTCTCCCTCTGTCTGTAAGTATGGACCCCCAGGATAGTTTCTTGCACTAAGAGTAAAGGTGGCTGTAGGCGAACCAGATGTTGAGTTTCTAAACGTAATGTCTGGAATTAAACGAGACAAGAAGGCGAACTGATCTCCTTCCCCTAAGTCTATTTGACTGCTTTCAATAAAAGAAGATATTGCAGTGGCCGGCGAGTTGCTTCCGTCATCTAAACCACTTTCATGGTCGTATAGATAATGATCGCCTGAAGCGGCAATTGGAGTTTCATCCACACCTCGATCAATCCAAGCAGTTCGCCCTAACGTTCCATAAAACCAAACGTTTTGTTCGTAGTTAAATACAACGTACCGGTCGTTTTCCTCGCTTCCAGAAGAAGGATAAAACCACCAGACCTCGGAAAAAGAACTATTGTTAGCAGCAAAAACCTTTTCTTTTTGTGCCCTGTTAAAGTCGGAAAAAACATAGTCCTTAACTGAACAGGGTATCTTAGATACCCCACCAGAATAAATATAAAATTCCTCAAGACCCATCCAAAAAACGTTGTCATTAACCGCTATAGCGCACAGAGGACCAGCCGTTGTTATGTTTTCAGAAATATTATTTATTCCAAAAACAAAGGGTGGCCCAAGAAACTGCATGGCATGAAGAGATACATCGGTAAAAACTAGGATCTGTTGTCTAGTTTCAACTGCCGTTACAATCTCAGACCCAGAGCCAATGCGTAAATCCCCCGCAGTATTTGTGGTTTCAGCCGCCCAATCAGTCAGACTTCCTTGACTGCTGAACCGTATTAACAACGGGTCTTGTTCCCCCGCTCCTGACCCTTGTGGGTCGCAGCCAAATGCAATTACATGACGGTCCTCTGAAACAAGTATTTGTTTTGCAATTACGGGCGCTTCATTGTTTCCAGACAACGAGTTTAAAGCAACGGCTCTAGCGGTAATCCCGCTAGATTTGTCCCAATAAAATATACCCTCATCCCTAACGTTTATTAAAATATCTTCACCAAAGTTGTCATGGCTCCATATTCTTAGGGTGTTTGCCTCTGTTACAAGGCTAGCAGAATCCCCCCACCCAGAAATATTTCCAGTTGTTCCGGATGTTCCACCATTACCCTCGCCACCCCAAACGCCGGCACCCCACCCAGTTCCACCAACAGATGTGTCTAAACCAGTGTTGATCTGGTAGGCGCCTACCGTGCTTCCACCGCTATTACCGTTGTCGCTAGTAGTGGCAAACACAAAGGTTGGATTTAATCCAGATGTTGTAGTTATTTCAGGTATTGTAGCAACAGACCGAGCTTCAACTTGAAATACGGTAGCACTGACAATACGAGTTATTTGATACTCCTGATTAAGAACCGCGGCAGTAATGACCCCGTTTAATGTTGCCGCACCGGAAAAAGTAACAAAATCATTTTCCTGCGCCCCGTGATTATCTGAATCAGTAACGGTCAATGTCGCGCAAGTTACTGACGCGCTATCAGAGTGAGAAGCTGCGGTTGTACTGTTCACACCACGCGCACATCCGGTCAGTGTTGAACTGCTAATACCCGCGTATGTAATTTGTTCTGTGCCAATTAAAATTCTTCCTCCTCCAGTAGGAAATCCGCTAACACTATTTAAAGTTATTTCTTCCACACCGGCATCAATAGCGCCGTTGAGTGTGTCTGCACCCGCAGCAAAAGTTACCGCAGAACCAGATAACCTAATTGGAGTAATGTCTTTGTACTCACCGCCCTCATTAATATAATACTTTAAGTTTGTACCGACCCCGAGATATTTTTCTCCGGACAAAGCCACCCATGCATGTAACGCACGACATGTTCCAAGAAAAGCATTTGAAGAACTTTTTACCCAACCCCCTATTTTTTCAGGGAAACCCATACGAAAACGTATTTTATCACCATCAAACCAACCTCCTTCGTTACTGTACGAAGTAACTTCTCGATTTATTCCTGGCTTAAACTGTAACTTTGTTAAGGGCATTAGGCATCATTCTTTGCGTCTGTGGTGTAAAACAGTTTCATCCCTAAAAGCCTAGCATCTCCTGTCTGATCGTCCGCGGTAACGTCCCGCATTATTTGAAAGTATGTCTGCGTGTCCACAGCAGCACTGGCTACAGTAACCGCTCCACTTACCGCAGAAACAGTCATGTCGTTAGATGTGCCGCTAAATGCTTTCGCCGTTGCTACCACATTAGTTCCAAAGGCAGTGTTTACTGAAACATCATCTGCTATGCTTACGCCGGACAATCCCCAAGCTACAGTGCCTGTATCTGTTCCCGTGACAGTCCAAAAGGCTTGAAAGGTGATCGTTCCCTCATTCCAAGATTTAGGAAAGCACACGGTAAATTGCGCGTTTTCAGCAGAACTGGCATCAAAGTCCAAACACCGTAACTCAGGTCCATTGCTTAATTCAACTTGAGCCAAACTCGCGCACCCACTAGTTGTGGTGGGGTACATTGCTGTTGCAGGCACATAAATAGTTTCTAAGCCTGCTACTTTAGCAGCAACGCCATCAACCGTTAAAACGTCTGCTTCTAACGTGCCATCAATATCCGCATCTCCAGAAATATCTAAAGACACTGCAATAACTGAAGATTTAAAAGTTGCTGCGCCGTCCTCCGACATATCAAGGGTAAGCGCGGTTATGGCAGAGCCGCCATCGTTTCCTTGAAGAATTATGTCTTTATCTGAAACAAGTGATTTAATTGTTAAATTGTCACTATCCATAGATACGTGACCAACATCCGTGCTTCCATCTTTAAATATAACCTCATCACCAGCGGCATCTAAAACAATGTCTCCCGCACTATCTAAAGTAACCGTTGTTCCTGCCGCGGTAAATGTTCCCGCACTATCTAAAGTAACCGTTGTTCCTGCCGCGGTAAATGTTCCGTCCGCTGTAATAGAAATATTCGCAGCGGCTGCTGCGGTGTCCGTAGTTGCAATGGTTAAAACTCCGTTCTCCGCAACGGTAATTGTTGCAGTATCCCCAGAAGATCCGGTCAGCGTTATAACCTTTCCGTTTAAATCAATATCATCAACGGTAGCTTGGTTTGCAGTGACAATGTCAGTAACTGTGGTTCCTGCTAAATTAACGTCTGTTAATAAATCATAAACAATGCCGTTAGTTGCACCACCACCATCGGTGGCAATCATTTTTACTTGCCCAGAAAGAATGGCAACACTAGCTCCACTTGAGCCCTGCTTAAATGTAAGCGTATGACTTGTGGCATTCTCAATTATCCAAACCTTGGACACAGTGGCAGGAGCAAGAGTTACAGTACAGTTTTGATCGGCTCCGGTACATTTAAGATAAAGTGAACGAGCTTGATCTGATGTTCCGTCTGCAAGAGTAATAATATCCGTTGCGCCGGCGTCAATCACCTCAGCGCCGTAAGAAAACGCCTCACTAATAAGTTCTAAGTTAGTGTTGGTTTTAGTTCCCCACGTACCAGACGCTTCGCCAGTACCAATCTCTTCTAACCTTAGATCGTTTACATATGTACTAGCCATGCCATTATCCTATGCCGCAATATTTGTCCAAGACGGTGTTTGTGAGGGAGTTATAGCAGAGAAGTTTGAATTTTGCGAGGGTGTGATTTCACCCCAAATAAAAACTGATCCAACTGAACCCGTAGCCGAAAGACCCGTCACGTTAGCATTGGCATCACCCTCTACAGTAACGGAACCAACAGAGGCTGTACCCGCAGACGGTCCCGCAACCGAAACTACCGCGCTAACTGCAACAGTTCCAACAGCCCCCGTGCCAGCAACCCCTGTAACTACAACGTCTACAGGAACATTACCAAACCCCGCTATGGAGTTGTCAGCTAGTGGGGCAAACCCTAACATTACGTCACCTCAACCCAAATTGTTGTGTCTTTGTTCATTTGTTACCCCTCACTGAAAGTTTACAGCAATACTAACTCTTTCTGTTTTATTTGTGCATGGAGCAACCATGTGGCGCAAGTACGACCTAAATATTAACAACGCATTTTCCTCTGCTTGGTAGTTTATTCTAGTAAAACTTAGAGGGTTATACTCTGCAATGCTTTTTACAGGAAGCATGTCAGGTTCCTTCGGGTCTTCAAAAACTAAGTCACCAGATCCCTCTGGGGCAGCTAACCAATACACGCAAGAAAAAATACACCCCGTATGGGAATGAAACTCTTGGAATGAATGCTCGTCATTTATGTTTAACCAAGCACTTTCTATTTTATATTCGACATTCTTTGCGCCGTGCATCTTTGCAAAAATATTTACATTCTTTGTTATCTCTTGCAACAAAGGTGCAAACTTTAAGTCAGTTTGTAAATTAAAAGTATTGATTGTTGCATACGTGTTACCCGTCCAATGGTCAGACCCAGAAGGAACTTTCTTCCGCAAATTTAAAGAATGGTCATACAGCTCAACAACTTGGTTTTCGTCAAGTAAGTTAACTTCTCTGTATATTGACACTGGAAACCATGTTGCTACTTCGGGCATTAAGTTACCTCAACCCAATTAGTTGTGCTTTCATCCCAAGTGTATATTTTGCCATCGTCAGGGTAAACTACTGGTGCTTCCCATATGCAAGTATCCTCGTTCAGAACCCAACTCGCATACGGTGCGGGTGGGATAAAAGCATCCCTTGTGCTGTCATATGTGAAGCCAATTCCAGCATAGTTTTTTCGTAAGGGTGTGCCGCCTAAAGTATGTTGACCGCCGTAAGTGTTGTATGAAGTCTGAACCCACTGCCCTTCTTGAGTGTCTATAAAGTCTTGCTCTGCAACAATTACGTTGGTCACAAACCCATCTTCTATTTTTGCGTAGTGTGCCATGTTTATTCCTATCACTGAAATTGGTAGCGAAAAGATACAATCCCAGAGCCGCCAGCACTTGCTGATGTGCTTGTGCCAGAGCCTCCAGCGCCACCGCCGCCACCACCGCCTCTATTTGAAAGGCCCGGAGAACCATTTTGTCCGTTATTTGCACCAGCGCCACCACCTCCGCTGACTGAACCTGCTGACGAACTACCCTGCGCTCCACCGCCTCCACCGCCTGCCACGGTTACCGCGATAATATCATTTGTTGTAGTGACGCCACTTCCGCCATTCCCGCCAGCATTTCCAGAGGCATCTCCACCCACAGAACCAGCGCCGCCACCTCCGCCACCGCCATCAGATTTTCCATCACCGCCATCATTGCCTTGCCCAGATGTGCCAGCGGCCCCTGCATCGTTTCGGCCAAAACCACCCGCTCCAGAGCCGCCGGTCCTGTCACCTCGGTTAAAATGTGCCCCGCCGCCGCCAATAGATGTAAGGTTGAAGGCACTAGAGCTACCCCCCCTTGTTCCGTTGACAGCCGCTGCGCCACCGCCAACAGTAACAGTATTACCGCCTGTAGAGCTTACGACTAATGTTCCTTGAAGAAGCCCACCTGCACCCCCGCCGCCACCGCCGCCATTGCCGTTATCTCCACCTCGACCATTTCCTCCTCCAGCGAGGATAGCGTATTGCAGGTCTTCATAGTCACCTTCTCCAATAACGTTGACAGTGAATGTGCCAGAGGAAGTAAATGTGTGTATTTTAAAGTCTCCGCTTGTCGTAATAGTGCCGCCCGTTGCTTCATAAAAAACTCCACTAACGCGATTAGCGAAACTGCCAAAACCACTAACGTTAAAACCAAAGCCTGTCATGTTAAATACCTTACAATCACGACACCAGATGCCCCATTACCAATACCGCCACCACCTGTATTTGCAGCAGGATCGCCGTGACGGTTTCCACCAACTGCTCTTGTTACTGCGGAACCTGTTATGCTGCTTGAAAGTCCTACACCGCCAATTCCGTTGCTACTGTCGCTTCCAACTGCTCCGGCCCCTCCTGCGCCGCCACCACCACCGCCTTGTTGATCAGTGCCTGCTACACTATTTCCTCCATCAAAACCCTGCCCCGCTGTTCCACTGCCCCCATTTATATTTGCTGAGTTGTCACCCCTACCGCCTGCACCAGAGCCGCCATTTTGGATTGGGTCAAAGGTAAAACTACTACCACTTGCGCCGCCGCCTAAAGAAGTTATTGATCCAAATACAGTGTCAGCACCCTTAGTAGCAGTTCCCGTTGACGACGGACTGTTTGCACCTCCAGCACCTATCGTTACAGTATAGTTTCCGGGTTCAATAGGAAGTTGACTTTCTGCGGCACTGTTTCTACCAGAGTATTCCCCAGCCACTGTATTTCTATAACCTCCTGCTCCACCGCCACCTTTGGTGTCTAGGTCTTTAAATCCACCGCCACCTCCTGCAATAACTAAATAATCAGCATCACGGGTTCCACTTTGCACAGCAAAAGTTCCAGATGAAGTAAAAGTGTGAATCGTGAAAGCTCCTGAAGTAGTTATTGTTCCACCAGTAGCCTCTAAAGGTACAAGTTGTGACCTATTAGGGAAGCTGCCAAACCCCAGAACATCATAACCAAAACTCATCTCAAGCTCCTAGGCATCGTTTGCTGCATCTGTGGTGAAGAATATTTTAACGCCTAACAATCGTGCCACGCCAGTAAACGTATCGCCCCCCGCATTCGCATCTCTGAAGATTTGGAAATACGTTTGCGTATCAACCGCGGCATTAGTAATAGTCACGTTTCCGCTTACGGGAGAAACCTGTTGGTCTTCCACTGTACCTATACCTGCGTCTGTGACTGAAACGGCAGTGCCATAGGCAACATCAATGGTTGCGCCATCTGCCACTGAAACACCTTGCAAGGACCAGATGCAATCTCCTGTGTTTGTTGTACTAGGTGTCCAAAACACTTGAAACGTAATTGTGCCTTCGTTCCAAGATTTTGGGAACGCTATTGAAAATTGAGCAAAGTCATCAGCAGCGGCTGCAAAATCTAAAACCATTAAATCAGGTCGTAGCGCGGTTGTCTCAACTTGCGTTAGAGCAGAACTACCGTTTGTTGTTGCTGGATACATAGCAGTGGCAGGCACCCAGATCGTTTCCAAGCCAGTGGTCTTAGCTACTTTCCCGTCTAGCTGGTTTAAGTCAGCCGCTGAACTGGTCATTGCCGTAGATGCAATTGTAAGTTGGCCCTCTGGAACAATAAGACCCGCCGCGCCACCAAGAATTAAATCATCAACACTCGCGTCCCATTGCATAAACGCGCTGGCAGTATCCCCGAAAAACTTAACGTCATAACCCGTATCATCAACGCCCACCGTCAAGGTTGCATCTAGTTGAACTGCACCATCAATATCCACAGCATCAAGGTTTGTTGTGCCGTCTACGTCTATGTCACCGCTAATATCAAGCGAAGCAAAAGTTCCCACGCCTGTTGTGGTGATGTTGCTTGCCCCATTATTAATAGCTCCAAATCCAGAAGTTATTGAACCTGAGTTTAGTGCGCCTGTCGTGACAATGTTTGAACTTCCTGCCGCTGGTGCTGCGGCAATATCAGACAACACTTCTGAAGCTGACCTGCCCTCAATAGCCGTTCCATCTACTCGCAAGAAATCATTATCAGCAACACCGCTAGTAAACTTAGGCACGTTGTTGTTTGAAATTCCCGTGTTTAAAGTAGCAGTGGCTGTTACTGCTGTGCCGTTTAATGTTATAGCGTCAGCTTCTAATGTGCCGTCAAAATCTCCATCTACAGCATCAATGTTACCTTTAAAAACGGTGGCACTAACTGTTCCCGTACTTGGGTTATAAGCAAAGTTGCCATCCATTTCCAAGCCAACATTGCCTGTACTTGATGTTGCACCCTCTACAAAAGCAATAAGGTTTTCTTCGTTTGTACTTTCATTGTCAGTAACTAAAACGTGAGCAGAATTAGTTGCGTTTGTGACTGTTGTACCTGCAATAACTGTAGCTAAAGCCGTACCATTAACTGTGATTGCATCAGCTTCTAACGTACCATCAACATCAACATCACCGCTTATGTCTAATGAGGCAAAAGTTCCAACCCCTGTCGTGGTTAAAGAAGTAGCCCCATCATTAACAAATATGTCCGCCGCAGACGCAGTGATAAACACCTCCCCGCTACCGCTAAGATTAATAGCGTTATCAGAATTAGAGCTTTCCGTGACATTCCGTGTGAGCGTTGTGCCGCTAGAGGTGTAAACACCACTTCCTATCTCAAAGTTAGTGCCGTCTTCTATAGCATAACGCACCGTCTGACCGTTGGTGATTCCAGCATTTTCAAAGGATTGGTAGCCAGAAATCGCACTGCCCAAGCTAATCGTTCCAGTACCCGTGGTACTGGTGGACATTTTTGCACGATTTCCTAGAACTATTGCCATGTTATGCTATCCGTATAATTGCGTTACTTGCATCCGCTGTAGGAAAAACAATAGTAAAGTCACCAGAGCTTGCGCCCTTATCTGCTCCAAAGTCTAAAACAACCACAGACGGGTCGCCAGTAGCTGCTTCGTTGTAGATCAACCCACCTCTTACAGAAGAGATTGTTACGTTGGAAAACACCTCGTCAGCAAAGTCTGTAAGCGCCGTTGTGCCGCTAGTTGTTGGCGTTACGCTTGTTAGGAAGTTACCCTTCGCAGTGTAATTTGTTCCTGTAACTTCGTTGCTACTGGTGTAAGCAGTGGTTGCTGCGGTAAAGCTGGCGCTGTTTGTGTACAAAGCCATTTTAAACTGGTCGCTTGCTGCGGTGAAATTGTGTGTGCCTGTCATCAATTCTTTTTTAAAAGATGTACACATGAAGTTGCCTGAGAACGCCATTTACATTTTCCTTATATATTCGGCTAACGTGGGATGCCCCGCTTCTTTAATCGCATTATATACCGTAGTACGGTCACTTTGGATAGCCTGTTTCATATAGATGACTAACAGCTTTTCAATACTATCCCTGTAGGCTATCGCTTGATCTCTCAACGCGGGATGAGCGTCTTCCGAAAAAGCAACAATCTTTCCAACACAACGGTGCGCCACCTCTTCAGGAGTGGCACCACGATTATTGGTTGTTTGAACGTCAACCTTGAACTCTCCAAAAGACATGCTGTTCATTGCTTGGCCCTCACGATCTGACCTGTACGGTACTCATCAGTAACTTCTTTAGCCTCACCAAGCATTTTAAGACCCATAATCGCTTCACCAAAACGTTTTTCATACAAAACCTGCAAGTCTTGTTCGCCCTTCATAAACACGTAGGCTTCCATCAAGCTACCATAAAGTAAAGCCACTTCTGCGTTTTCACTAAGCCATGATTCGGTTGTGTCGCTTCCAATAGAAGACAAGGTTCCCGTTGCTCCGCTAGAGCTACCGGTTAAGGTTTCTCCTACCGCAAAGTCCCCCGCAGGTATTTTTACTGTTAACGTTGTAGATGATGGCACCGCATTCACCGTTGTAGATTGTGCGCTGGACGATCCAGTGATGGTGTCCGAAGTAGTAAAGGTGCCACTTACGCTGGTCATTGTTAATGTAAACGTACTAACAGTCAGGCTTGCTGGTCTGTATAAATAGTGTAATTCAACAGCATAGCTGCTATTCGGCGTTGGGCCAATAATAAAGTTATCTACATCAAACTGACCATAATACCTTGGGCTTCCTGTAGTTGCAGGATTAGGGTTGAACGACTGAATAAAGTCTAAATCTTTGAAATCTAAAAACACTTGATTACTGCTAGAGTCAGTATAAGCCAAGGAAAGAGGTGCTAGAAAGTCAGAAGGACAAAACAAAAATTTATTAGAAGAGGTCATTGTTCCACTGGCATTGCGTTGAAACAAACTTAACTGCACATTTTTTAAAACACGTTCTTCTGTGTTGCGAATAAACACAGGCAAATTATTAACAAACGTAGTTTCGTCGTTTTCAGTATAATCTTTTATAGCCTGTTTTAGAGTTGTATATGTGTAGCTCATGTTGTCACCGTGACCTCTCCTACAGACCCTTCAGCCTTTAGTCTATTGCCCGTAAATCCTAAAGCATCGCCACGATAACCGACAGGATTAAACCCATATTGTATTGAATTAATCTCTGTTTCGTTTTGTTGCGGTCTTGGATCACGTAAAGCCTGTGGATCGGGCCTTACCCTAAGAGGCTCAAGTTGAGGCTGCTTGCGCTCCCATTCATCTTTGCCAACTAATAAGCCGTTCCATTCTTTTCGCATGTCACGTAAGCGGTATCTAAACCCAGAACGGTCAGATATTCCATATGCCCACTTGCCTGTGGCGTACCTAGACATACCTATAGTTCCTTAAATCTGGCGCAACTCTAAATGAAGCTCTGTCCCTATCTTCATCCATAGCCCTGTTAATCTCTTCATCATATATTGGTTTAAGTATTTGCAACCTTTCTGGCGCTCTTTTCATAGCAATGTAATACGCCAATCCCGCAGCTAGGCAGGGATAAAACCGAAATGGCATGTCAACCGTGTTTATGTAAGTGTCGGCATCATCCATGCGCGTCAAAGCATCATAGACAATTACATCTGTGCTATTATCAGGCAGGGGCCACAGCTTTAAATTAGGCGTTATTTGCCTATCTAAGAAAAACTGCGTTGGTCGGCCTGTAGTTGTTTTGGTTGGAATGCTTAGATATTCATCTCTGCTAATTCTGCTTAATGAATAATCTGTGCCGTCCCTGCGAACCACTAATGACAATATATCAATTACATCAGTGTCAAGGTTTGTCTCACCATCACCACTTGTTACAGTGAAGTTTCTTTGATTAATTGTCCATTGATTAAGACCGCGATTGGCCCAATCCGCAAACAAAAGATTTAACGATCTTTTAGCTGTTTTCAGGTCATATCCAGTTCGGGCTTCTAAGCCGCAACGCTCAAA